AGGTTTCGCCTCAGGTTTCGCCTCAGGTTCCGGTTCCGGTTCCGGGCTGCCCAGATTGATCTTCTTGCGCTGGGCGGCCAAAATCTTACCCGCCTCCGAAGCAGGGTTAGAGTCAAGGCCCAGGGCGTCCTTCGCGCTCGGCAACGCCGGGGGTTCGTGAGATGTGATCACTGGCGGGGTGGTGTCCGCAGTGCCGTCATTGGATGCTGGTATGTTATCTGCCATATTGGGTTACTCCTTACTCGACGTGACCTGCTTAACGTAGTCGGCGATGGTGTTCGCGATTTTGCCCCCCTGTGTGGGGTCCATCAATCTCAAAAGCGACTTCAGTTGATCCGCCCTCCCTTGTAGGCGTCGGAGCTTGTAGTCCTCGGGCTCCGTCCGCAGTTGATCGTTGACCTTCATCAGCTCGATCAACAGGTACGCACGCAGACCCTTTCCTGCCAGGTCGTTATTGAAGATCTCCCACTTGCCGGGGAGATTCGCGCGCATGAGTTCAAGCCGGTCCTTGTGAACCAGCTCCAACATTTGGATATCCGGGAATGAGCAGTTCATTATAGCTGCTGCGGTCGCGGCTGTACTGGGGCCACAGACGGCAGCTCACCAGACTCAGGCATCGGTGGAAGCGATGGCATGGCTGGCGCAGGTCCGGGAGTCATTGGCATACCGGGTTGAGGAGGGACTCCACCGTCAATAGGTGGAGCCCCTTGAGGAGACCCCATTCCGGCTGCAAGTGTTCTCGGATCGTAGTAAAAATTCTCGACCTTCAGTCCACTGGCCTTAGCGGCAGCGAAGATCAGGCTGCGAGGATCAAGGTTACCCTCGCCGGGCATAAAGATCTGCGGGTAGGCCGCCCCAGCCTCGAGCACTCGGGCGATGGCCGCGACCTTGCGGGTGTCCGTCCCGGGCAGTGTGCCGTCGTGGGCAATGAAGTCGAACTCACCCTGGATCACGTCACGGGTCAGTTTCAAGGACTTCGCGCCCCGCAGATACGGGTTCAGGTTGAGCTCGTCACTGCTGAACCGGACCACCATCTCCTCGTCCATGAACTGCTGGAAATTGGCCACAAACTGCTTGGTCTGGGGCATGAGCCCCTGGACGGAGAGCAGCCTGGCAATGGAGGTCATGCGGCCGGCTGCCATCTGCTGTGTGCCAGCAAACTCTGTCGCGGTATCAGACTTCGTCGGGTTGGCCCCCTGCATAGCCGAGTTGGCTGCAGTCACTGACTCAGAGAACTGAGCGAACTGCATCATCTCTTCGTGGAACCGTTCAGTCATGTCCTTGATCGGGACCTGCTGAATGACGTCTCGGATCGGCTGGCCCTGCGCTTCGGGACGAAGGGCGATCAGAAGACCCTCCTTCTCCGGGTTCATGAAGTCGTCAACGTCCACCTTCTGGGGGTCGTAGATGAAGATGTTGCCGACCGTGCGGGAGAGCGCCTCCTGGTGGCGGTTCTTCAGCCAATCGACGTGGTCCTGGATGCCCTTCATGATCATCGCCCAACTGGGCGCGAACTGGAAATGGGCAAACGGCCGCCCTTCGGCGACGGTATAGGGGAGCTGGTCGTGCTCGTACGGCGACTCGTTGATCGCCAGCACAACGTCACCCATACCTATAAGAAACTGGTATAAACGTACATCCGTCTCGTCGCCCAGATTGTAGGCTTTCGGGATCAAGCGGATCCACATCTCGTAGCATTCGATGTTGCCGACATCTTCCTTATCCGCAACGTCGTTGCCCGTCGGGTTTACTGACCGGCCGCGTTCGTAGCCCGTCCGACTCACCCGAATGTTGGCTTCAATGCCGCCGGTCGGAGCGCCAGTCGCCACGATGTCCGGAGCCGTCTCCGTCCCCCGCTTCTGCTTCTTCTCCTTCAACTCCTCGACCGCCCACGGATAGATGTGGTACGGGTCGTCTTCGGGAAGCTCGGAGCGGCGCATGAGCTCTGTCCACGGAATCTGCGTCCGGTGTCCGGCGAAGCGCATCTCCTGAAAACGCCACAGCGGCAGTCCAGGGTCACACACGAAATCGTAGGGGCTGACGAGGTCGGCACGGGCGTAATGTCCGACAGTCACCTTCTCGCGCTCGAGCTTCTCGTACTTGGGATAGATCATCTCGCCGGACTCTGAATCCATAATCGGGTCAGCGTCGAGGTCATCCTCCTGCGTGGCCGTGACCTTCGATTTGTAGATCGGGGCCCAGGTGTTGTAGTAGACGCCACGGTTCGTCACCAGGCAGTCCTGCACCCACAGATAACCAAGCAGGTACGTCGACTGTTGCTCTGCATTCCAGCGGAGCAGTTGGTTCATGTACTCGGCGGGCATCTCATCCTCAGGGCCCCGGCCCTCGACCCTGTGGGGGGTCTCCTGGCCGAAGAGCACCTGAGCGATGTAAGTGGTCATCGTGATGATCTGAGTCGAAGTCATCGGCAGTAGGAACCGCCGGGGATCTCCGCGCTCAAGCCGCTCGTAGTCGGTACGCGACAGGGGCGCGTAGCCGAGCATGAGGTCGTACGCGTAGTCAAAGTCACGCGACCAGTATTCCAACGAATCACGGCCGAGCTTCAGGTAGTCCTTGGCGATCTTCGCTACGGCCACCCGAAACGGCTCGTCATTCTTCAGTCTTTTGACTACGCTCGGTTTCATTTACTCGACCCCTTCTACAGTGATGATCGCGTCCACAGCCTGCATCTGGTGCGGCGTGATCTCGAAGTTATCCGGAAGCACGATCTTCTGCGTGATCGGCAGCTCCAGCGGCTCTAACGCGAGCTCAGCGAGCTCCTCTGTTGCCTTGGCCTTGGTGGCCTCGTCGCACCCCTCAAGAGTCCACTGCCCCTCCCTGCCCGCATCCTCGACGGGCTTGCCGTGCTCTTGGAACACGCGGAGCCGGGCGTCGTTTGCAGACTTCTCAGCGTCACGAAGAGCCGCCAGCACGCGCCCAATCCAATAGGACGTCTTGGCGGGAAGTCGAGCACTCGACAGCGTCAGCAGGGTTGCACTGAACTGGGGATCGAAGATCGTCCCCACGGGTATGGTCATTTTTTCGCTCATAGTTACTTAGGCCAGACCTAACGTGGATTCTATTGAATCAAGATCCGCGCCAGAGGCGTTGGCCAAAGCAGCCAATATCTGGTCGCGACGCATTGACAAATACTCGTTTCGCAGACCGATGACAAGATCAGAAATACTGCCCTCGAGAAACTCCTGCGGCGTCGGCTTCGTCGGCTCGTCCTTGTAACGATAGTCAATGAGCCTCTGCAGTGCCGCCTCCTGGGCGTTCGTGATGTCGACCGTTGTTTGAAATGCCATAATTTCCTCCTTAGTCCCCGATCCGCCACATAGTGAACGTCGTGTGATCAATGGTAAAAGTGCGGCCGGCTGACGTGTTGTTATCGATAGCCAGCTCGAAATAGTCGGTGGTCCCGTTTGCGGTAACCAGCCCGTGCCCGGACAGCCCGTAGGTGGTCGTGGCGGAAGCGAAGAATTCTTCCTCGATAGTCGAAGCTTGAATCGTCCCATTCTTAAGCACACCGACTTCGAGCTGCTGGTTTACGGCCCCCACAAAACCACTGAGCGACCATAGGACGAGATACGTGCCCGCCCTGAGCGGCGTCAACCGTCCAGTCCCAGTCGTCCGGGTGATGTCGTTCGCGTTCCCTGAATCCGACCACCCGTTGACGATCGGGTACCACGTATTCTGCAGGGTTAGCGCGACAGTAGCCGCCGTGTCGTCCTGATACATCTCCCCGCGAACAAGCTGGGCGAGCGTCGTGCCCGCAAAGTAGTTCACGTCGCCCGCAGACTCCTGGTAGATGCCATAGCGGGTGGTGATGGTCCCGGTCGTTTGCGGAGCCTCGATCAGCAGGCCGATCCCTTCCGTGATCGTATGGGCCGCGTTGGTGGTCCGCACCCGAGCCCGGATCGCAGCCGCGAGGGTGATGGTGCCGGTACCGCCGCCGATGGCTTCGCAGCCGACGCCATAGATCTCGTCAACGACCCCGCCCCCGGCATGGGATACTTGGTAAAGTGCACCGTAGTTCAGCCCGGTGTAATTGAAGTTCGTCGTGAGCGAGAGCGACGAATACATGCCGTAAGTCGAAGCCGTGCGGGTCGTGGTGGGCACGATCGTCTGCACTTGATAGACGCCGTAGATGTAGAGGGCGTTTGACTGCCACTCCTCTTGAATCTCCAAGACGCGTCCGGTCGTCACCGAAGACACAGAGTTGCCCACGAGGAGGCTGCGCCTTGCGTGGACGTTGCCGCCGAAGTAGTTGATGTCCGAGCTGCCAGCTTGGTAGATACCGTAGACAGTTGTGGCCGCCGGAGCAGCGTCGAGGTACAGGCACGCCCAGGTAGTCGCCGTCGACCCACCGGACAACAATCCGCGAATCCGCAAACCGTAGACAGTTGTGGCCGCCCCACCGCCGGAAACCTGTGGGTAGATGACCTCGCCCTGCAAAAGCGCGACTGTCGCCGCCGACTCATGGATGGCGTAGATCGCGGACCCGCGCATACCGTCAGTCACGTTCGTCAAGTCACCGACCCCAGTGTGCCGCGCTTGGGCGTTAATGGCGGCCACCGATGCTGTCGAAGCAGTCGCCGGAGCACTGTAAGCTCGCACGAGGGCCGTGAGGGTAGTCCCAGACGTCGCTGTGACCTCCGCCTCGGTGTGAAACGTGTAAAGGGCGGTCACGCTATCCCCGACCGCCAGCGTGTCCGACACAGTCGCCTCCCCAATCGTCAGCACGTTAATGCTCGCGGCGGAGAACACTGCAGACTGTGTCTTCGACCACACCTTAGCAGTTGCGTCCCACGTAAGTACGTTGCCGTTCACAACTCCCGTGACATCCGTATCCGTCAACTCCTCCACCGTACCGATGATGTTGACTGTCGGGACGTAGAGCACCCCGTTAGACGCATCGGAGACCATGCAGACAGCAACGTGGACGACTGAGTTGGGTGGACTCGGTGGGATGTTCGTCAAATTACCGGGCACCCCGTTCAGGAAGACAGACGACCCGGCCGCGAGGCCGGAGGTGTCAACACCCCGCACAAGTCCTTGGACGGTAACGAAACCCTCGCCACCGGCCGGGATGTTCTCGGTCGCAATACCGACGGTCGCCCACGCCCGCGTCCGAGTAGCGATGTCAGCCAGTTCAATTGACGGACGACCTGTGGCCGCCTGCGCGCCAATCAGCGCCACTGCCTTGCCATTATCGATCTGCGAGGCCGTCTCGTTGACGACCTTCATCACCGTCTCCTGCCCGACCTGGAGTGTGACGTCAGCCGACAACCACATGTCAAGGGTGTTGTCCGTCGGGTTCCAAACAAGCTCGCCCTCCGTAGAGGCTGTCACCGTCGGAGCGATGTTGAACTTGAGTAGCTCAAACTCGATGGGGGCCGGGCCTGCGCCTGTCAGGTACTCCAAATTGACGACATCCGCCGGATGCGTCGGCAATGCGTAACAGCGTAGGTTCCGTGAACCGAACGCCCCGCTAAAGAACGGCCCCTCTTCCTCGAAGGCCGAGGTAATCACACCAGCCTCGAGCTGCGCGGCCGTGACATCCGTGTACCCATCGACATTCCAGTCGACCCCGCCGGGAATGGTGGCAGACCCTGGGTTAGGCTGATGGAGGTACACCCGGACTTCCAGGTACGCATCCATATTCGATCCGAGCGTCTTGGACAAATAATCCCCGAGCAAGATATCGAGAGTGAGTCGGGTCCACTCGCCGGCTTGGACGAGCTTGGCCCTCGGCGTACCAACGATCTCCCCCGTCGAGGGGCTCCCACCTGTTCCATAGTCAAGGTACGCGGACAGCCCGATCTGGCGGGCGTACTCTGATCGCACCCACGTCGACCACTGGTAGGACACGGGGTTATTGAATCCGAGTAGCTGCGCAATCGGAATACGCTGCCACAGAAAGATTGTGCCGCCCCCGGGGAGCGGGCCGGTGTCGCGGGCAAGCCGGAGGTAATTGGTGACGCCACGACCCCGAACAGCGTTGCGGTCTGCGTCCGTCATCGTCCCCTTGGTCGTCGAGTAATCGGTGGAGACTGTGCTAACGCCCAGGCCCCAAACATCGGATCCGGTGATCAGCGCGTTATGCGCTGGGCCGTATGAAGGCAGCACAGCACCCGTCCAGTTGAAGTTGCGAAACGCAGGGTCCTGGACGTAGTTCTTTGTCGCGAACACTACCGACATGGCCGTTCTCCTTTCACTTAGGCAGCGGGTCCGGCCTGCGGTGCGGCACCGGCCTTCGGGGCGGGTACGATCTTCACCACAGGGCCAAGTCCGCCCTCAGGCTTCACCACATGAAGCAAAACTGTTCCATCCTCCTGAGTCACCGCCTGGTACTGCATTTCAGCCGGGCTCAGCGGCATGGGAGGCGCAGCCATCCCACCAAGAGGCGGAGCGCCCGCAGCAGGCATCGCAGCACTGAGTTGAGGCGGTGGGCCAGGCAAGGAGGGTTGGACGACGTCGGGCATGGGTCCGCTGGGCGGCTGTTGCGCAACCGCTGCCGGCATCGTCCCCGGAATAGCAGGAAAACTTAATCCATTCATCGATTCCTCCTTAATACACTGCGCCACCCATGGGTGCCTCGTTCATATCTTTCTTCGGACGTTTGTAACCGAGCGTCGCTTCCTCGTCCTCGTCGCTCATCACGCCCTCCATCTCCGGCTCTTCATCAGTCTCGACAGACTGGATCTCCAGCGTCACAGACTTACGAGGCTTCGCCTTGCCCGATTCGTAATCGCGCTCATTGCCCTGTTCAATACCAGTAACCTTGGCGGTGAACTCCACAATCTGGTCGAGACCGGGGAGGTTACCAGCCAACAGCTTTTCCGCGTCCTCCGTGTTCAATCGAACAGTGGGCGGGATCCACGCAGGTTCTTTTGGTGCATCTACAACTTCGGGTCCTTTTGGCATAATCGTCCTCCTGACCTCCCAATATACCCGGCTGATGTAAACCGGTCAATAGTAACGGCGTCGGCGGTTTATCTTGGTATTCACTGCCAGAGGACCAACGGCCGGGTTCTTCTCCTCATACCCAGCTGCTACTTGGCGGAGCTGGCCGATCTTCGCGTAACGACCGGCGTCCACCACATGGTCGTAGTTGCCGCCCGCAGGGCCCTTCAGCGGCGTGTCCTTCCCGAACCCTGGCTCGCCCTCCACCGGGTAGCGATAGCCGCCCAGAAGCGCCACGTAGAGCATCGGGCAGCCCTTCCTGTCAATCCGGTAAATGTGCTGGCCCCGCTTGTCGCGTTTCTCCATCAGTCGATTGTAGATCGTGATGGAATCCTGAAAGCCCATCCGCTTCGTCCCCGGGAAGATCCCATTCGAGTGCAGCGTGTCCACCGACCGCCCTTTGTCGGTCTTGGCGAAGCCGGCGGGGTCACAGTAGTCGAAGATCCCCGCGCAGAGTCCCCGCTTGTTCCAGAAGGGGAAAACTTGGTTGGTGATGTCAATGGCTGCCCGGCACTGTTTCTCCACGTCGCTCATCAACGAGAAGTGCTCAAACAGGTCCCACCAATACTCAACCCCCTCGTACTCCCAATAGGCAGACCAGACAGTTGCGTGGGTCGACCCGAAATCCCATCCGCGAACAAGGTACGCGCCCTGGGGCCACCCCAGGTCATCGAACGCGCACTCCTCGTCAAACCCCCAAATCACAGGTGACCCGTCGAAAGCCTCCGCGTACTGGCCGAGCAACATCCGTTTGAACATCGCAGGGTTCTTCCGATACTGGCGGCGGAGACTTTCGACGTAATCGTCCGGCAGGTTGTGCCGGTTCTCCTCGGTCGGAATGTGCCAGAACTGCACCGTCCGATCCTCGGTCTCCTTGGCGTCGTGCTCCAACTCCGCAATCCAATGACGCGGAGAAGGAGGGTTTGTGTCGAGGATGCATCCTCGATCTTTTATGAATCCTTTTTCGTCGCACCGCTCTGGGTCCGCGCCCTTCCACCGAAGGCACGCCATACCCAGGTCCAGATCCTCCTTAGCCAGCTGGTCGGCTTCGACGAAGATGAGGAGTGAGCACTCGTAGCCACGAAAACGTGATGCCCTGAAGCGAGGGTCAGGCACACCGGCAAAGTAGAGGTGGCTACATAGCCGGTCCCCAATCGACTCAAGCCAGTATACCTTATGGGCCTTCGTGGCGGTGGGGTTGGCAGCCAGCCATTTGTTGTACTCTTCAATCGCCATGCGGCTCGGGAGGCGGAAGTGCTTCCCGCCCTCAGATTTCTTGAATAGAGAGATGCCTGTGTCGGTGTACGCTTTCCCGAGTTTAGGGAAGACTTGCTTCTCGAAAGTCTCGAGAGTCGTGTCGGTGTTAGACTCTTGGGTCTTGCGGAGGATGTAGATCTTGGACCCTGCGTTGTGGAAAGCGTGCCCGGCAGTCTCAACTGCGATGGCGGTCGTCTTCCCAGAACCTCGGCCACCAACAAGTCCTCGAATCCTGGCCGGCGACTGATGGAACTCTTGGATGGACTGCCCCGGCTGATACCAAGAAGCGTCAAGAGATTGGTCATCATTCATTACGACCTACTTAGAACCTTCACAACGGGAGTGCCGACAAACAGCGAGGCGGCTGGCGTCCCAGTGCATTCCCAATACGCGAAAATCGAGTCAAACGCCCCGTCCGTCCCCTCATCCACAGTAGGGGAGAAAGCAGATGTGCTTGAATAGTAGGCCCCTGTCTCCCCCGGATCAGACTCGCGATCGTGATATGGGAGTAGGGTGTTACGCCATTGCGAGTGAAGTGTGCTCGTTTGGCCACGAGTGTGCATCGCATGGAACATTGCAGCCTCAGGGTCGTCCTGGTCTGCTTTTATTTTCGTACTCAAGTACATCGTCCAACTAGTTCCACCGTTCTTGCTGATCGTCATGATGATCCCACCCTGCGACGGGGACCTCGTGGCCGGGGAGGGCCATTGCTGGTCATAATTTGGGATCGCAAAGTTAGACGTGCCGGATCCATTAGTGAACGACCCTGACGCGCCGTGGGTATTCCAGATTGTGCCCGTCCACTTGACATTGGAGTTGGGGGTTGGGGTTGAGGTTGCTTCGGGCACGCCAGTAAGGGTAGCCGCCGAGGGAGACCCACCAAGGCTCATGCCGATGACATGGTCCCCAACATTGGCCTGCCCAGCGCGGTACTGCGTACCCGCCCCGTAGCTAAGGCCCGCCATAAAATAGCATCCGGTTAGGTTACCAGTGTTGGGGGCTCCGGTGATTGGGCCAACAGGAAAATAGATAGAGGCCTTGTCCCATGACGGTATATCAAGCCCCCACTTAAAGCCCCGGCCTTCCCCATCCAGTTGGATGCAGCCCCGTGTTCCGTGCCCGAAGGCGATTCGTCTGAAAACTGGTGCGCTCATGACTTCTTGATTCCCGCAATACAGCTAAGATTCAGCTCACTACCCCAATGTGGCCACCCATACATAACGTGATCGAAGTCGCCATAAGTGGCCGTGTCAATAGCCATCGTCCTCAATGACGTAGCTGTCAACCCGAACACGGAAGCTAAGTCGGGGGAGAGTGTAGCCCAGTCGGGGTACTCCAGAATAGCCTTCACGTCGGCCTCGGTGTAGTCCACATCCTGAGCTAAGCTCGCGACGCGTGGGGTGCATGCTTGGATAGACCAGTTCGGGGACCCTACGATGAATCGCTGAAAGAGCAGCGAGCGCTTCGTCGGGTCGACCGATAGAACGATGGTATTTCCGGATGTGGCAGTCCTGACACCATTCTCGACCTTGTAGGGGAACCAGGTCCAATCAATATAGGGGGTCCCAGCGGCTGACTTCTTTTGGACCGCAGAGGTCGACCCGAAGGACCATCCGAACTGATGGTTGGTAGCTGATTCGTACTCAGTGTCCGACCCCGAACATAGCCCAAAAAGAAGCGGGGCGTAGTCCGAAGAAGATATATCATAGGCGAACATCTGCTCGGAGTCGGTATCGTTGGCTGTCAGGGACTCGAACAGGTATGGGGTCTTGATGTTTACTAGCGCCGCTGTCCACAGCTCGGCAAACGGGTAGTCAGGGCCAATCTTTCGGACACGGGCAGTCGAAGCAAGCCGGAGATAATTGTCCCCCGTCTGGTTGTCAGTGTCCCTGACCCCAATCTCGTTGATGCGTAGAACTGAACTGCTCATGAATATGCCTCCGGCGCATTGGGTAGGCCCGCGCAGCCGCCACCGATCGAAAGTGCTGCCCCGTCCGTGTAATTAAGTGGGTCGAAGGCCGCGATGTGGGAGGTCAGCGTCTGCTCCACAAGGATCCAATCCCCTCCCCAGTTAGCCCCGCCGACGAGCGTCTCAGCACCGCTGGAGTTCGCGCCGAAGGTATCAGAGAAACCGAGGAACCCCTCGAGTGCCCCAGTGTCTCCTCCGAACGGCAGGCGTCGCTTCAGCCGTCGTCGATAAATCAGAGTCTGTGCGGTAGCACCCATGTTACACTCGGATCAGATCGCAGTTGATGTCGACCAGCGCGTTGGCAGCAAACGCATCCCGGCTGTACCATGTGTACAGGTACCGGCCGGGGATAATGAACGGGTCACCGGAACGCTGGAGGGTCTGCCCGGCAACGGTCGTGAGCGCCGAATCCGGGAGCGTAACGATGAGCGAGGATTCGAGAGCAGACAATAGCGTTGGGGCGTCGGAGGCGTTGTCGAGCTTGGTGTTACAGAACGCCCAGAATAGCGTGTACGTCGCAGCCGCACCCGGGCTGGTGGGCGTAGCACCCTGGCCGTTCCGGGTGAAAATCTCGATGACGCCAACCCCCTCGTGGTACGTCCCGCTATTCTCGGACGACTCGAGGTCGATACACTGGGGCTCCTGGTCGGTCACCGCGCCGGTAGTGCCGTGATCAGCCAGTGCATAGATAGGGTACGCCACGCCCGTGCGGGCGATTGCCTTAGGTGCTTCTGGGATGTATACGCTCATAGTTCCTCCAATTCATTGAGGATATAGCATAGACAGCTCTGCATCAACCCCTTTGTCAACGCCGCATCGCGGAGGCGATCCGGGATCCGTAGCGTTGAGTGAACAGTCGCCAGCACTCGTCACAGTCGACGCGTGGGGCGTATTTCGCCCGGTACGTTGGGTGTTTCGGGCAGCGGACTGCCTTATTCAACTTGGGTTTCTTCGTCGTTGCCATAAAGCGTGCGATCTTGGATATACGGCTGAACCCGCATGGCCTGAGGCTCCTGCTTGACAACTGCGTCAGCCACCTTCGGGTCATCGAACATGTATAGTGCGTAGCCGCCCCAGCCAGCGCCGGAGTACTTCTTGGCCGTCTCACCAAAGTCCGGGAGCTCGTCCATCCCCTCGTCGAGTTGGACGTAATAACTCTTGGAACAAGCGCAAGCCAGTCCCAGGAACGACCGGTTCTTGACGGCATTGAGGCCGATCCACGCGGCCTCCATGATATCGGTATAGTTGCGGTCAAAGAGACTGATCTTCCCCGCGTCGTGGGGGTGGCCGGTCCACCAAAGGACAAGTCGGTCCTTCAGGAAGCCGGGGCAGCACTTGAGGGCGAGGAGTGGCCGGCAGCCGCTGACCCAGGCGCACAAACCCGTCTCGTATATCACCGCCGCGTCACCCCAGCCAGAGCCCTTGTGGAGCTCCATCAGCACGGCGTCGTTGCCGCGCAGCACCTCATGGGCTGCCGATCCCCCGAGGCCCGCCGCCGGGCGGTAGTGGGGGTCGTGTAAGTACGTCAGCGGGGAGATCGTCAGGTTGATGACGTGGCTGCCCTCCCGCGCGTACTTCGGGTGGTCGAGCCACCCGCCCGCGATGTCAACTCTCAGGGGGACGTTCTTCGGAGCTTTTCCTGACATGTTTTACACTTTCTCTTTTTGTCGAGGCGTTCCGCACGAATCCGAAACGACTTGAGATCTCTCCACCCGCAGTTCGCACAACGACCGGTAGGGACCATACGCGGGTCGTTGTTCCGTTTGCATTCTCGACAATAGACGAGATGGAGGATCCCCTCGTGATCCCTGCGATTCGGATGCGTGTCGTTGGGTCCATTCATACGTTGAAGCCGCGCTCCCGCGCGCGCTCCACCTCCTCGGCGGATGCAAACGTGGCGTAGACACCCCCCGGGAACTCCGCGAGCAGCTGCCGATTCGACGCGCTTTGTAGCTGCCGGTGTGTCTGCGTGCGGAAGCGGTCAAACCCAATCGCCTCGTTGAAGTCGGCGACCGACGCAAAAAAGTCGTTGACCTCCAGCGTCTGGGCGAAGAACGACTCGGGGTCGACCTTCCGGACGATCACAGGCGAGGTCCGCTTCATGCGTTTTGGCCTTGAATAGGCAGTTGTGCGGCTGATCCGGTTCACAACGTCCGCCACATCATCCACCTGGGCCGGTTGCAGGAGATGCGTCTTCACGGTGCCGTCCTCCGCCTTGCTGAACACCGCCACGTAGATCGTGTCGGGTAGCCCCGGCTCGATGGCGGCCAGGGTTTCCTTAACCGGTGCTTCAGGTACCTCAACCCTACCCACCTGCATGTCAACTGTATTTCGTAATGCCATTGGTTTCCTTTCTTCTCGCCTGAGCAAGCTCCTGCTCTGCTCTAATAACCTGTCGCTTGAGCTCCGCCAGCGTTCGCTCGAACTCCGGGGGGCACACTTGGTTCATCCGCGTGCGCTGGGACTCCAGCACCGACTCGTAGCTCGTCGGCGTGAGCCCGTGTGATTTGATGAATTCTTCAGATACTTCTACCGCCTGTTCGCGCTGCTCCAACGCCTGTTCGCGCGACCGCAAGCTGTTCAGCCGACGCCTAAGCTCCCAGCCGACTGAGCGGCCGAGATCAAAATCGCTCTTCTTCTCCGCCAACCACTTCGTCCAGTACGCGCGGTTGGACCGGTCTTCAACACCTTCCCGCTCCTCGACGGGGCCACAGCGCATGGCCAGATACAGTAGAAGGTTCTCGAACTCCTTCGTCGCGTTGACCTCCGTCCGGTACGGCGCTTTCTTGCGTGTCACCAGTCTGGTCGTCCCCAAGAGCTCGATGAGCCCGACCTCGGGAGGGAGTTCGCTGGACTCGATCAAACCCTTGGGGGCGACAAAGAACAGCTGATGGCAGAGCTTCAGGTACTCTGGCCACTTCTCGTCTCCAACGAAGTCGGACCTCGATACCTTAATCTCGTAACCAATCGTCCGGACCGGACTCCAGCTGAGCTTCATCGCCCACGCATCCATGATGCGTAGGTTGTTGCCATAGCTCCGGCCATTCTTCACCTCCTCAAGAAAAACGTCCTTGCGATGGCGAACGCGCAGGGCCGCGCGGACTGTTGATGCGTCTACCTTGTTCTTCTTCAAAATTCAGCGAGGTGCAGATTCGACTCAGCGTCGGACTTCCTGATGTCCCAGTACTGCTGCCGCTCCGTCCAGGCCGTGTGGCGGTCCAGGTAGGCGCGGGCACGCGGCATGTCCACGTGGTGGGTGTCGTAATAGGCGCTGAGGTTCGCCAGGCGCATCCGCTTCGCGTACCAGACCAGGAAGGACCAGTACGCGAAGCGCACGCTCAGGATCGGGTGGAAAATGAATTGCTTGAGCATGATCAAATGCCGGCACCGCAGTTGAGATTGGG